GACAAGCCTTTCGTCTGTGATCGGCAGGGCTCTGCTATTGGTGCGAAGGTTTGGGGTGAGCTAACCAGCCGTGATAGTAACGTACAGTCCGATTGGCTGGTTGCGACGTTCAAACGTTTCGATATGGATTGCATCTTGATTGACGCCACGGGCGGCTTCGGCCGTGATCTAATCGCGGGTTGTAAACTGCGGCTACGCCATATCGGAGACGAAAAAATCGTACCCGTGGTTTTCAGCCACGGCGCCCGTAACGAAGTGCAGTATGGTAATCGACGTTCGGAGCTGCACGACAAGTTGCTGCGCTACTTAAGCGGTGACGTGTCGGTGCCAAACGACAAACGGCTGCAGGAAGAGGCAGCTTCGTACAAGTGGGGCGTCGGTGGCTGCCGGCGTGATGAAAAAGCCCGGCTGTTCATGACGCCTAAAGAGCAAATTCGAAAGGCTATCGGCAGTTCGCCCGACTGCCTGGACGCGTGCGCGGTTTCGATGGCGATGGACGGGTGAACAACGGCCCCCGCGTCTTTTCGTAAGCTCGGAACAGCTCCGCTGATATGTGCTGCACAGTGTACGCCTCAAATTCAGAAGACGGCGCGTGCTCTCCGATGCCTTCGCACAAGTCCTGCCACACATGTACGGCTTCGTGAACCAGCAAATTAACGGTGGCGGCCGGCTCTCTGTCCGAGATGGTCACCACGGCAACGCGCCGATCAAATTTATAGTCGCGAAAAAGCGTGGTTGTCGCCGCTTGGTCAAGCGGAGGGTACGGCCCTAACTCTCGTTTCGATACGCGAGCCAGTTCTTTCCACGCGCGTTCGGAGGGGCAAAAGCCAAAAGCTTGGCGCCAGAACCCATTGGCGCACCAGTAAACTTTTGCCATGGCTAACCGTCCTGCATCTTTACTAGTAGGCCCTCTCGCGTGTGCATCATGGCACCGCGAAACGTACGCTTAAATTCTTCAACCGCTTGTTTTTGCTGTTCTTGTGTTATCGGTTTTTCCGATTGCAGAACTAGCGTTCCGACAGGCACGGCGTACGTAGGCATCTGTACAGGTTCCCCGGGTTGACACGTACGCCACCCTAGCGTATGACAGCGCCGATAGCAACAAATTAGGAGCCGTACAGATGAACGATACCCCCACCGAAGCGGAGCCCGTGAAAAAGCCCCCTCGCAAGCCGCGCCCTTCGGAAATTGCGGCGAAGCTGGCGAAGGCGGCCAAAAAGACGAAGTCCCGCAAGCCTGCCGCGACAAAGAAGAAGGTTGCCAAAACCAAGAAACCTGCCAAGAAAACGGCTATTGCAAAAAAGCGCCGTGGTTCTAAGCCGGCGAAGAAGGCAACCAAGCGTACGGCTGGCGTGATCGCGCGGCCGGAACGGCTGGACATGCGGTTGACGAAGGCGGAACGGGCGAAGGTGGTTGCGGTGGCGAAGCGTACCAAGCGCACCATTACCAGCGTCGTTTACGAGGCAATCGCCAAGCTCAAGTAGAAGATAAAGGCCCCCGGTTTCACCCTCCGGGGGCCTTCGTCGCATCAGCCTTGGCAGGGCAAAATCAATATTTGAAGCTTACACCAACGCGGCCGGTGTTGCCAAGCTTCGCCCCCACGCCATTCGCGCCCGGGTAAAAAGCTTGGCTGTTCATCTGCCAACCGGCCCACGTATCGACTACCACACCGTCCGAGAGACGGGTGAGCAAGCCGACGCCAACCATGGGCGCAATCACCCACTGTTTCGAAGAGTTGGTAACGAGTTGCGCCGTAATGTCCTGCTCCACAACGCCGGCAAAGAAGTAGCCGTTAGCCGGGCCAGCGGTGACGCCGTTTGGGAGGGCCGGCAGGGAGGGCATAGACAGCCCGAGAGTGCCCCCAAGATTAAACAGGGAGTTGATGGGGCTGCCGGCGCCAACACGCTGCATAAGCACCAGCGGGCCGGAGAGCGCCAGGCCGTTCACGCTGCCATTGAGGTTGTTGTACCCAACGGAACCTTCAACAAACCAGAAGGCGTTTTGCATGAACGGGTAGGTATAGCCCACTAGGGCGTCAAGCTCACCCTGTACGATTTGCGCGCCGACCACGGCACCGTCGATAGCACCGGCCGAACCACCGGTACCGATGCCGTAGTAGACGCCGCACTTGGTGGACGGGTAGCCGTTAAAGATGGGGGCTTTTGCCGGCAAATCAGCGGCAGTCGCGAGCGAAAGAGAAGCCGCAGCGAATGCAGCGGCAAGAACCAATCGTTTAAACATCGGGTAACCTCCTAGCTGGTGTGAGCTAGCAGGCGTACGGCCCTTTTGGTCGCTTCGGCGGATTGAGCGCTTCTGCTAAGTCCGCCTTGGCGTGGTGTATCCGGGCTTTGGCCTGCAGCGTATTTGCCACCTTACGATGATCGTCTGCAGACATAGCACCCTTTGGCTTCGGTTTACTGCCGCCGCTCGCTTTCTTCGCCATGTGTGGCTTCTCCGCTACAGTTACCGGGTGGGCGCCTTGACGCGAATGCGCCACGGGGTGCCCTCGCGATTGAGAAATGTACCGTCCTTGGCTTCGACGTTGGACGTATACTTACCGGCCATCTCTTTGTTTTTCGGGTCCATGCCGGCGTACAGGCTTTGGAGCTGTGCGCGATTGCGTTCCCGTACGACTTCGCCAACGCGCTTGGGCCGCGCCATCAACAGCGGGCGGAACGTCTTTCCGTCCTTGTCGTGGCCGGCAACCAGGTCCGTGAACAGCGAAGTAAGTTCCGGGTCCGATATCTGCCGCCAGCCTTGGTTCTGTGCCGCCGAAAGCTCTTTCGGGATGCTGTTGATAATGTGGAATTCCCAATCGGGGTATAGGTGCTTGTTCGGGATGAACAGCGACAACGGCCGATCAAGAACCAGGTTTTTGATAATCGCGTCAACGTCTAGCGCCTCTTTGAAAGGCGACAAGCTCGCGACTGCGTTTCCGGGCTCGTACGCGCCGGGCATTGCCGGCGGCGGGCTTGGCGTGAGATTGGGAGACAAGCCGCCGAACGGATCGATAGCGCCGGGAAATGGGTTGTCAGTCATGGCCTACCTACTTCTTCTTTTTGAGCTGGTGGATATTGTAATGGCTCGCGAGCGCGGCAGTGATGTATTTTTCGCGCTGCTCTTTCGGAGCGTTGGAAGCCACGAACTTGTCAGCGGCGCGCTTGATATCCGTCTGCACATCCGCCGGGGCGTCCGCCATCTTCGTCCACGGACCTTTAGACGTTTTGCGTATGGTGCCTTGCCCACTGTCACCGTCGTTCGGGCCGTCCGTCTTGCGCTTGGCTTTCGCGGCGGCTGCCTTGGCGTCTTCATCCTCTCCGCCGTCGTCGTCTTCCTCTTCGTCACCTTCTTCGCCAGCGGCGCCGGCTGCCGGAGCGGCGGGCTTGAATTCTTCGTTGACGGCTTTAACCAGCGCATCAGCGAACAGCGTAGCCGTAGCGAATTTCTTCGGGTCCAGCGATTTGCCCAACTCAACAGCGCGGGCGGACTTCTTCGGGTCCGTACCGAACCAGTCCAACTTGTTCATCTCCGCCAGAATGTCCTGTTGCGTGTACGCGGAAGGCTTGGGCGCGGTAGCAACCGCCAGCGCTTCCATTTCCTTCGCAATGCGGCTGGCCGCTTCTGCGTCACCGTTGGTGACAGCGTCGTTAAGCTGCGTTTGCAGTCCGTTGCGCGCTTGGTCGCGCATCAGCATGTTCAAGTCCATGGGAGTAACTCCTATTTCTTGTTGCCTGCGTATGTGACGCGTTCGCGCACGCTGTCCGCGAATTCGTCTTTCTTCGGGACGGATTTCGTGGGTTCGTCTTCTTCGTCGTCCGCGTCCCAAATCAGCGTTTCGGTTGCCGGCATCTTGTCGGCGGGGATGATGCCAATCACGTCCTGGAAACTGGAAACGTAACGGTACCCACTCGTAACCATCATCTGGCCGCCTTGGATCATAGTACCTGCGTACGGGCGTATTAACACCCAATCGCCTATCTTTACGTCTTGGGTGCCGATGCCGGTGCCGTCTTTGGTGCCGTCTTTGAACTGGAACGCCAGCGGTCCCATGTTGACAATACGGCCGGCCATGACGTTGTGCGCGAGCAAGTCACGGGTAAGCTGCGGCGTGATGATACTGCCGATTTTCTTCGGCGGGAACGGAATGCGGATAACCACCATATCGCGGGTGGGGGTAATGTGTTCGTGCGGAATGTCAAAACCGTAAAGGCCCACGCTGCTCATTTGAAAGTGTTCCGTTCATGATGGGTAAAAACTTCGTCCACCTTCTCCGCTTTCTCCGCAGAAAGTAGCCGCTCGATTTCGTCAAACGCCTGCGCCTGCCCCTGTTTGATCGGGTCCACCGGCTGCACCGCCGTCAGGAACACCGCCACCTGTACCGCCTTGCGTTGGTGTAGGTAGTTGACCAGGCGCCGCGTTTCCGGGCTGTTGAGCCATGCCGTCAATTCCGTTGCTGACATTCGAAGCACCTTCTATCAGACCTTGTACGGTTTGTTCAAGCTGCGCCATCGTTAAAAGTGCCATGCGGTTGTCTTGCATGCCGCCGGCAGCCGTTACCATGTTAAGCAAAGCTTGCGTGAGCTGTTGGGCAACCGTACCCGTTACCTTCATCTTTTCAATGTTGAGTTTCAACATGTCAATGGTGGCCTTGGCCTTGTCCTTGGGCTCAAGTATCGGACCCTGCGGCGCCGGGCCAAGCAATTTCTGCGGGTCGGGCAGACGGAGCGTACGGTACAGACGTAAACGCACTTCGTCCCATGCCGTATGCGGGTCTTTCATCAATTCCATGTAGATGCCAGCAAGTGCGCTGCGCTGCATTTCCGTGGCAAGTGCCGGGTCCGCTGTGACGCAAATGCCGTCCTTGTCGGCTGCCGAAACTCCATCGGGCAACTGTCCGTACGCGTCCGCCATCTGGACGAACATGCGGAATTCTTGGGTCATGCTCTCGGTAAGGCGGCGGTGTACGGCCGATTGAACCTGTGAACTGTTGTCAATCAACCCTTTCGCCATCGTGGCAGACATGGACGCGGGCGCGTTGTCCAGAATGTTCAAGGTACCCGCGAGCTGCTCGCCCAACTTGATAAGACGTTCCAGTACGGAAACAGAACCAGGCGAAACCGACTTAACCGGGAACGGGGACCAGCGGTTGCTAAGTGGTGCGCCGTCCGTGTTGACCGTTGCAATACGGTCGTTCTGCAATTCAATTTTGTCAGGCAACCCGTAGCCACCGCCGGCCAGCACGCCGCCGTTTTCGCTTTCGCTCTTCGCTGTGCTTACGATGGATGCTAGCAAACGGTCTGCAGAGTTTTGCGTACGGTCCAGCAACTTGCCGAACCCCATCGGGAAGAAACCGCCCTTTGGGTCGGGCAGGAAAATGTACGGGTAGAAGCGGCGAATGGGGTTGAAATAGAGCGCTTCTTTTGTGTCCACCACCGTCTTGGCGGACCAGCGCGGACGAATGCGAACCACTTCCGTTATGTCATCGCGCGATATTGTAACGGTCCACGGTTCGGTGATGCCGTCTCCGTCAAGGTCAAGCCACGCGTCTGTCTCGTAAAAGCGCTTGGTTGCCTGCGGGTCGTTGTCGGTAAAACGCGGCTCGTAATCAATCCATTTACCGCGCCCTATGCTGCGTTGGATTTCGTACGGGTAGCGTTCAAATTCGTGCGTAATGCGCGGAGCACGTTCAATAGCGGTGACGTTGCTATTTAGCTTTACGTCCGTACATGGTAGAAAATGGGTGTGGAATACTTGTTCGTCATCGTCAAAATCGCGCTTGCGCCACGCCAACCCGGTAACTGCCATGTGGACGACCAACGGGTCTGTGTCCAAACACCAACGCGGGTCCTTTGAGCGGATTTGGCTTGACACCCACGCGGCTAGCGCGGTGTTGCCGGCGCCTTCTTCGCTTGCTCGCGCCAGGTCCGGTTCACTCAACAAAGCCGCAGTAGCGCGAGCGGAAAACTGTACAACAGCGGCCAGCGTCATCTCGGTTGACGGGGGCGCTTCTTCGTTGCTGCCCCGAGCTTCCAAGCTCTGCGGCTCTGCGTCTGCTTCGGCTTCAAGCTTGTCCAGATAGCCCTTGGCTCTTCCGAGCCAATCGCTCATTGAGCTGTCGTCAACGCTGATTAATTCAACCATGTCCGTTGCGAGGTTGCGTCGGTCGTCATCGCTAAGTTTTTCGGCTACGTTGCCGAATTTCTCGGGCTCTTTGAGGTTCAATTTGATTTCGGGAAGGTCGCGCATGGTGCCCCTTGTATGACAGTTAGCGGTTCGCGTCAACGATAGCACGCGCCAACTTTAAAAGCACGTCAGCAGACCATTCCGATTTTGCGTAGTTATAGGCGGCGCAAACCACTTGTACGTTTTCTACAGTGTAGCCTAGCGAGCTGTCTTTCCGGTCCAAGGATGGTGCCCAAGGATTAGCGTTGTGTCCCTTGGCTGGCGTCATTTCGAAGGGCAGCCCTGTGGCTTCGCAGACGCCTTTTGCGATGCGTGCCGCTATGTCGTTTGCATCGATGGTACACGGTTTACTTGCGTCTTTGGACCGGCGTTGCGCGAACCACACTAGCACACCAGCACGCCCCCGGGGGGTAAGTCGATAAGCTGCCACGCGCGTACGGTTTTCATGTGCGTTCTGCTCTGAAAGTAACGCGCGTGCGGCAACGTCTCGTTTCCGGGATAGGTTGCACGGACGGCAAATCGTGCGCTGGGCTAC